TACCGACCCTGGGCAGCTTCTCGAAGTCAATCCACTCGTCGGTTGAGGTGATCTCGTTCGGAAAGAACAGCCGCAGCCAATATTGATAGGCAGGCTCGATATCGCGGAAAATGCCGAGGGACTTCCGGGTTTCCCACACTTTGTAGGGGGCGCTCATGGTCGAGTTCCTTCTTTCCCTATTCCTGGGGTTACTGACGATCAGCCGCGAGCGCGGATGAGGATCTGCGTGGGAGTGGGGGCTCCCTCAAACGCCGAGCGCTTGTCTTCGTCTGTGGCGTAGGAGGCATCCCACACCAGCATCTCAGGATTGAAGCAGCCCGAGTAGAAGAAAGGCGCCGTGGTGATCTTGCCAGGGTCAGCGTCCGCGACGACCTTCTGGGTCGAGACAAGGCTTGCCTGCACCGTCCCCTTCACCGCAGGGACCACATAGCCTTCCTCATCTACACCACAGACCTGGAACTGCTCGATAGTCTGACCGGGCCGCACCCGAAGCGGATAGCCTGGGGAGAGTGCCGGCCAATTACCAGAGAGCAGGAGACCGGCCTGGTAGGTGCTAAGCTCCTCGAAGGCGGCAAGGCCGGCCTCGGGGTAGGGAACATTAACATTCGGCATAGCTGCCTCCTCGGATGCAGAAATGACAACTGCAATGGATAGTGTCACGTATAGCGTGACACTATCGCCAAGTTAAGAGTGATTCTGCCGACGAATTCCCGGCAGACCGAAGCTTTCCGCCAGCATCATGCTGTCATCCTCATCCTTGATGTCAGAGAAAGCCCCAACATCGGGACGGTCCACCTGCATTGCGGCATCAAACTTCCGATAGGTCATCGAGGAGCCCTCGGGCTTGTCAGACGCCGCCCCCTCTGCGGGAAGATCCTCGAGGAAGGCCACGGCCTGCTCGACGCTCATGTCCGTCTTGAGTGCGGCAGAAAGGGCTGCCTTGGGCCGGGCCTTCCCCGCATCCGAAGAAAGGATCGCATTGATGCGGCTGCGCTCGGCAGCAGCGCCCTCCTTGAAGCCTTCGGCGTGCCCCTCGGCACGACCGGCAGCATGACCTTCCGCGCGAGCGGCGTCGATGGCGGCATCCGCTGCCGCCGCGTTTTCCTTGTTCTGCGGCATGGTTTCAGTTCCTTCCTTTCTGAAAAGATCGGCTGCAAATGCGGCAACGGCGTCATCGAGCGGAGAGACCTGGTCGGCGAGTCCGCGTTCGATTGCCTCATCGGCAGAGAATGTGAGGGCCTTCGTCTCCCGGATGGCCTCCTCACTGATCCCTCTACCTCGCGCCACAATACGCACGAACATGTCGTAGAGGGCATCGGCGCGCTCCTGCCACCGCGCCCGAACCTGGTCAGACAGGGGCTCGTAAGAGTTGCCGTCTGTTTTGTGACCACCCTTCGGAGCGGAAACGAAAGTGATTTTCCACCCCGCCTGATCGAGTGCCTTGCTCACATCGATATGGGTCAACAGCACGCCAATGGAACCGACTCCGCCAGTGCGAGACATGTCGATTCGATCCGCTGCAGACGAGATCGAGTAAGCCCCCGAGTAACCATACTCGTACACGAAGGCTCGAGTCGGTTTCTTACCGCGATTGGCGAGGATCATCTCGACGAGGTCGAAGTTCTCCGCCACTTCCCCGCCAGGTGAGTTCACCATGAACGCGATGCCCCGTACATCAGGGTCAGCAAGTCCTCGGCGAAACGCACGGGAGATATACTGGTATCCGGTCGCCCACCCTGCAACCTGCCACGGGAAATCCGAGAGAAGGATGCCTTGTACCGGAATCCGCAGGATGCCATTGCGGACAACGTATGGACGGTACGCCGCATACCTGGAGTCCCCATCGATCCAGAACCCCTCCTCGTCATCGGCAACCATTTTCTCGGACAAAAGATGCGGGAGATCAGGACTCTTGGCGAGGGCACTCAGGTGCCCCTCGAACAGCGCCGCGTGGGGCTCAGAGATGAGTACCGACGAGCTGGCAAATCGCGAAAGCAGAGTCTTAAGCATCCGTCTGTTCCTCCGAGCCGTCGGCCTTCTCATCCCTCGCCTCTGTCTCGCGGGGAGCGCCTGATGCGGCATTCATCATGTTGTCAGCCTCAGTAAACACGATCCCGAGGCGCTCCGCCTCGGCGCGCTCTCGCGCCACCTGTGCAAACACCTGACGCCAATCCTTACCGAGGCGGGCAAGCTCCTCCTCACGGGTGCTGAGGCCGTACTTGATCCGCAGCACTGCTGCCTGCGTCTCCTTAAGTTCGTCGATCTGGCCGCGCGAGGCTCCGATCCACTCACATTGACCGTAGGCTTCGCGGTTAAGACCATCCCAATAGTCAGGAGCGTTCCGAGGCAGGCTCTCGATTGTGCCTTTGGCAAAAGCTTCCTCGAGCCACAACCAGTAGATGTGGGTGGCAATGGTATCGGCCGTCTGACGCTTGCGCGCCATCATCCCCTTGTAAGTCTCGTTGAGGGCCCCCTTCATCGACGAGTAGTTGGTCTTGCTATAATCGCGAGACAACTGCTCGTAGGACACACCGAGATTGGCGGCCAGATAGCGCAGAAGTGACGCCTCAAAGTCCGTGCCAAGCGGTCCCCCCTGCCCCGCAGGGCGCAACTGCAAACGTGTACCTGGGAAGAGGTGGGGAATGCGGACACCGTTAAGTGTCGCATTCTTGGCATTCTTCATATAGGCCCCGAGGGCTCCTAGGAACCCACCCGCGTACTTAGCAAAAATCTTCTCCCAATCGTCCTCGCCCCTTCCGGCACCGAGCATCTCGAAGACCTTTTCAGTCGCGAGATCGGACTCAATTGTTGCTGCATACGTCGCATTCACGACCGCGTTCTGCAGCATGACATCCCGGAACTTCTTCGCAATTCGCGTCTCTTTCAGCGCGGAGACCATAGCAGCAACACCGCGCGTCTGGTCGGGACGGAAGCGCTCGAAAATGTGGATGACCTGCTGCCGACCCCACGGCTTCCGCACAGGCACATACTTCCACTGGTACGCCTTCATATTGACGTACATGTCCGAGGGGTGCGAGCGGCGGATGTAGTAACCGAGCGGGGCACCGTGATGGTCACGGTGGATGCCCCCTCTAACCCGATCACTTTCCATGACCGACGGAGGGTTGGAGAGTCGATCCGTATCGATAAGTTGGATCGCTGTCTTGTAGGGGCGACGCGGATCGTTAATCCATTCCGAGACAGCCAAAACCTCGCCCGCAATCATCTCGAGGCCGACAGCGAGGCGGATAAGCCCAGTGAAATTGGTCTGCCCGGAGGCATCAGGCCAGTTCGACACGCTCTCGGCCCAGAGCGTGAATTTCGCCTCAACCTCCTGCTGGAACTCCTCAGCCCAAACCTCATCTAAACCGAGAGCCTTGTGATTAGGCTTCGAGTTTAGCATGTACATAGAGCCGACGATGTTGTCCTTTCGGATCTCAGAGCCCGAGCGAACATACGCATCGTTTCGGACCAGGTCTCGGCTGCGAGCGTCGAGGATCTCCTTCTCGGGCAGGATGTCGGAGTCGGCCGAGCCCATTGACGGCGACCACAGCGCAAGCTCTCTGTCGATCTGGCTCGCGCTCTCGTAGGCACCACCAGTCATCGCAACTGGGTTGCCCGCGACGGTCGGGAGAACAGCCTTGGTATCGACCGTCGCGGGCCATCCTTGGTCGTTCAGACCAAGGAAGTCAAGCATCTCTGGATCGTTCGCAAGGCGGCTCATCAGAAGAAGAACCTCAGAGGACCGCTTGTAGAAACGTCGCCCCCGACGCACTTCGCAAGCTCATCCTCGAGCTGCTGAATATAGAGGGCTAACTGATTTCGATTGCTCGCCTGATACTCGACGCGCTCTCCGTTCTGATCGACCAAGACGCGCACCGCCCGCCCTGTCATAAGATCATGGTAGGCGTCCTTTGCTTCATCCAATCTCTGTTTGATAGGATGGCATGCGATAGGAATCATGGCGGGCAACCCTCTCCGACATGTAGCATTAACACGTTACAAGCGGACTGACAATTTAAAGGTGACATTAACACAAAGCTTCACCGAGGGAAGACAGGTCGATGTCCACCTCCCTCTTCTGCTCAAACGGCCGCCCGTCTGTCTCTGGGTAAAACACGAGATCGTTATCGTCCCACTCTCGCGCCCACGAGGGCGGGTTAGACCAGTCAATGTCTTCGATGTTCACATGTCGGGACAGGCAGAGGGCCACGCAATAGCACAACAGGTCCCATGCCTCGTTTCTGACCCTGCGCTTGTTCTCCCAACCCTTCGGTCCCTTAACCTCGGCCGTCAGCTCGGCATACCACGAGCGGGGCAGCCAATCGGGAAACGTCACCATACCCCCGTGTGGAATGGTTCTCCCGAGCATGCCGTGTACTCGATCCTTGATCTGGTTGGTGTTGATCTCGAGGACTGGGATCTCACCTCTCGCTCCCGCATGTCGATCCCGTCGCTCGGAGTCTGGATAGGCAATCTTGACACGAGGGGCATGTTGGCCCGCACCCTTGATGAGCTGAAACCGACGGTGATGCCCGCCGTGGTGCTCGTCGCGCAGCCAGCGCCAGAAGTTATAGGCATTTGTAGTGACGCCCTCCCGGCCATAGGCGTCACAACCGACGACCTTGATTGCCATGTGTCGTCCACTTCCGTCAGCCAGGGGGTATGACCGCTCGATGACCGCCTCAACGAGGAGTAACCAGTCCTCCAAGTATGCAGCAGGGTCAACGCGCTGACGCTGTCCAGGCGCCTCCCCGTCCTCTCGAACGGAGTAGCGGATGGCAAAGCGGTCAATGATTGTCACGTCTCCGCCAATGCCGATACCATGAACCTGGACCTCAAAGCGGTCTTTCTGCACGTCAATGCACGCGACCAGGAACAGAACTCCTGGAGGTACAACTCTCACCCCGAGGGGCTTTGCTCTCTGATGATACTCTTCCGGGGTCCTGTCGCCTGCCAGAGTTGGCGGTAGAAAGGGATGCCCCTGATCCGTGTTGATCGTCGCCTTCAACGCCCCGAAATCGCCAGTGGTCTCGAACTCCTCAAGGGCCTTGAGGTACTTGAGCACAAGCGTCTTCCAATCCGTGAAGACCGCCGCCACGCCCTTGAGCCAGAATGAGGCGATGTCTGACTGACGCCCAACCCCCTCGACCGTCCCGTCTGGCAACCAGACCTGACCCTCTTTGAGCCATCTCCCATAGTAATCGAGTTCTCTCTTGCCTGGTTGCCCCGGACCTGGATCGTGCGTGTGCGAGTAACCGCAAAACGGACAGTCCAAGGTCGCCATCTCAGCGGCCTCGATATGATCCTTGGAGTCCGGGTAGGAGAGATGCTTGAAGTCGGCCTCGAAGGGCATCTTACAAGAGGCGCACCGCCAGTATCGACGGCGTCGATCACCTCGGTTGTAGAGTGCCAGAATGCCTTTGGTTGGTGGAGCCTCATGCGGCGTTGCCGGTTGCCAATCCGATCTCTCGATCTCCCACCCCGGTGAAGACTCAGCAACAGTCATGCCGTGACGACCGAAGGTCTGGGTGCGCTTCCGCCCAAGGTCGAACGGCGTACCCTCCTTGTCGATATCAAGCGGCATGCGGTCATAGTCATTCAACCACACGCGCGGCACAGTCTTCCCTGACAGCTCGGTGATCGTCGGCCACTTCACCAAAAGGCGCATGCCAGAGAGAAAACGCACGTCGTGGACGTTCATGTTCTGACGCCCAGGCACGACGCGCTTGCCCAGCTCCTCAGAGTAGCGGAACGCCCTACGCAGATCCCCAAGGGACCAATCGCGAGCCGTTCCCTGGGTCATGTGGACCATCATCATGTCGGCCGGGTCGCAAATGGCCGTGTAAGTAAGCCAATTGAAAAAGAGGTCCGATTTGCCGCACCTAGCCGGTCCAACGAACACGACCGCCGTATGGTCAAGGGATGTGAGCACATCCATCGGCTCGACTAGATATGGCGCAATCGTGTTGTCCCACTGTCCAACATAAGATCCGGGGTTATATAGGTAGCGGTATCGCTCCGCCGCCTCCGACACGGTCAACCTCTCCGGTGGGCGCACGGCCTCCGCAGCCTTGAGAAGGATGTCCTCCAGGCGCTCGAACTTCATCAGATGATGTCCTCGTCGTCGTGCTCCAAGTCATCTTCCCTTTCCTCCGCCTCGTCTTCGCCGAGGCGGTTCGGTGTATCGCCACTCTCCGCAACCCGGACGATGTGCTTGTAAACATCATCCTGCAGCCGGTGAACGATGCGCGTAACCTTGATCAATTGCTTGTTGTCGAGGCCCAAGGCACGGTCGATGGTGTCGGGTAAAATCTGCAGCTTGGTTCGTATGTCCTGCAACACATCCGAGAAGAGAACGATCACCCTGTCAGACGACCAAAGCTTTCCTGCTCGCTCCTCATAACGGAGCTGCTTGAGTTTGGCATTCCAGTAGCTCTCCCTCAGCTTTTCGGGGAGCTGATCTGGCTTGAGGCGCTCCAGGTACTCCGTGACATCAAAATTTGGCTCGACCAAATAGGACGCAGCCTCGGCAAGATCGTACAGCGGGGCTCCGTGACGATCTTGTCCGACTGGCCGCAACTTCCTAATGGCCTTCTCCACCTTGTAACGGGATAGGCGGAACACCTTGGATAGGAAAGTTACTGACACCCCCGTCCCCGGATTCTTCCGCAAGCTACGCAAGGCAGAATCCAGATCTTGGGCGGACAGGCTCTCATCAAACGATGTCGTCGACATGACGCGCTCGCTTGACCTTGTCTGCCCACCGACGCACCTCCGAGTAGGGCCATAACGACGATGACCCTACCTTACAGGGCGGGGGGAACTCGTTCTTTTCAACCATGCGGTACAGCGTCGAGCGGCCGACCGGCACGAGCTGCAGGACCTGCTCCAAGCGCAGAAACCCCAACTCCTCTCTGTGCGTCTCATTCAATACCATGGGCTCCCAGTGAGTCCGGTTACGTCTCACTGCGGAGTGTCATAGCACGTTTAGCGTGACAATCAACCTCCCCGCCTGAGACGCTCGATCAGTTCGCCCCAATCTCGCATCATGGCGACGCGCTCGTCCCAGTATTGCGCGCGGTTGTAGGCTCTCTTGGTCTCGTCCTCTTCGAGGTGATTGAGTTGCGTCTCGATCACCGCAACACGGTATCCACGCTCGTTGAGGATGGTCGAAGCGGACGAACGGAACCCGTGAGCGGTGTGCTTGCCCTTGTACCCGAGCTTCCACAAGGCATGGTTCAGGGTGTTCTCTGATATGCGCCCCCTGAGACCGACAGGAGACGGGAATACGGGTCCGCTACGACGGCCCGTGATCTGCGCCATTTCACGCAAGATCGCGAGCGACTGGAAAACGATAGGTACGTCATGAGGACGCCGCATCTTCGTGTGTTCAGCCGGTATGCGCCAAACGCCCTCCTCTAGGTCGACGTGCTCCCAATCCATGAGACGCAGCTCGACGGGGCGCGGAAACGTCAGGGCATGAAACAAGAGTGCATTGCGAATGACGCGGCTGCGCAGGCTGTCTATGGCCTGCAGCAACTTACCGAACGACTCCTCGTGGATAATCGCCGGATGACTCGTAACTGTCGGAGACCGCAGCGCTCGATGGAGTAGCGGGGTGGGATCACCGGATGCTCTATCGGTTAGAGTGGCTAGCTTGAAAACGGCTCCAATTACCTGTCTGGCACGCCGAGCCGTCTCGAGGCGTCCGCTCGCCTCGATGTCCTTCAACACCGCAAGGATGTCGGAAGCACGCAGCTCATCTATGGGTCGCGATCCAATTTTTGGAATTATCAGCTCCTCCAATATCCATCGGTTCTTTCTGATGGTAACAGGAGCGAGCCCCTTCGGCGCCAATCCATCCAGGTACTCCCTTGCTATGACCCCGAAGGTGTTCCGTGCCGCCAATATTGCAGCCCTTCGAGCCGCTCTCTTCTCTTCCGACGGGTCCTTGCCGGCCGCGAGCAATTTTCGCGCCTTCGCCGTCTCCTCACGGGCCTCGGCCAGACTTATTTCGGGGTACTTCCCTATCGCGAGGGTTCGCCATTTCCCATTGTGGCGATAATTCAGGCGCCAAAGTTTGGAGCCGGATGCGCTGACGAGCAGGTACAACCCGTCGATATCATACAGCTTGTAGGGGGCGCCCTTTGGCCGCGCCCTGAGAATTTGACGGTCGCTGAGAGCCATTCCTCATACCTCACAGACAGCGTTGCCGCCGCCCGATACCCTCAAAAATACCCTAAATTGACATGGGCTTCAGAGGGACACGCTGGGACGCGCTGGGACGGCGTATTTGCGTTTTGCGAGGATTTTCAGGAGCTTAAACCGCCAACGTGAGACGGCCTGGGATAAGCTGAAACAGCTTGGGAAGGGGTCATGGTGCCCAGGAGAGGCTCCCGAAAATCCACACTATCATATTGAAATCATTGGGTTATTAAATACATGAAAAAATTCGATACCCTCAAAAATACCCTACATACCAGCGGCGTACATCGACAGGTCACGTTTCACGTCGGTAATCTGCTGCAAGGCATATCCTCCGACTGTCCAGTTACGCCCCTTGTGGATCGCTGCGACCTCAATGAAAGCCCCACGTCGGGTTCCGAGCCGCTCGATGAGCGGGCCAGGAATCAGGTACATGTCGATATAGCCGACTCCTCGCACAATGACCCCTATGACGATGCACCTCGCATACCCGTTCGGGACCTCGAAACGGACCTGATCATCCGCATCCTCCTTCGCCAGACAAACAGCTATGTTCCGTTGCCTCCCGTCGATAATGGCGTAGATGTCGACATCCTTATTCGGGTCATCGGGATCAGGGAGAGCGCAATGGCCGCCCGATAGCTGGATAAGACCCGCGACAACATTCGTAGCCCCACTCTCAGCAAGCTTCCGAGCCGGCCTCTGTTTCACGTCAATGTCAGGATGAATTCCGAACGCCAGCCAACCCTCATCTACGCCGAGCAGCTCCGCCAAAGCCGTCAGTTTGTTATGCCTGGGTATTGTGACGCCGCTATACCACTTGCGGATCGTCTCTCGCGATACGGATATACCGAACCTAAGCTCGAGCTGGTTACGGATCCAAGTCAGGCGTCCTTGATTGAACTGAGGTACCAGAGGGTGCCCTTCGCAAACGTCGTGGAATCGACGCGCAAAATCCTTATGGGGCAGCTCGTATCTCTTATTCCCCTTTCCAGGTCGCTCTTCCGTCATCATCATCAACTCTCCATATGTCACTCACCAATTGACATATGGAGAGTTGATCTATTTGTCAACACAAAAGTGCGAATTTACCTTTTCATCGTCAGACGCAGGCGAACTGAATCAACGATTCTGCTCTGTGTCGCATCACGGGACGCAAGTAGAGGTAGAATGTCTTCGTCGTAAGTTCCTTTCGCTATAATGTGATGGTTGAAAACCGCCTTCGTCTGCCCCGATCTATGCAGCCGCTTATTAAACTGTTGATAGATTTCCAAATCAGGCGTGAGCCCATACCAAACCGAGATATTCCCGCCGAATTGCAGGTTTTGGCCGTGCCCCACGGATGCCGGGTGGGCGAGGAGTAAGTCAATTTCACCCCTGTTCCATCGGGCCTTCGTCTCCCTCACATCCCCTTCTCCAAACACCACTGCCCGCTTGAACACCCTTCTGATGCGCTCCAGGTCGAACCTGAAAGTGTATGCCACAAGGACGGGTGCCCCATTCGCCTCGTCAATAATGTTCTCGAGGGCCTCCAATTTCTCATCGTGGATCCAGACGTGCCTACCGTCCTCGCGGTACATGCTACCGTTGGCAAACTGCAGCAGCTTGTTTGCCAGGACCCCTCGGTTCACCGCCTCAACGTTGTAGACCTCCGAAACGAGTGACTCCTCAAAGCGGCGGTACTCATCCATAACCCGACGCGGTAAAGTAACTTTCACCGGGATGTCGAACTTCGGAGGGAGATCAACACAGTCCGTCTCGTCCATAGCGAACATAATATCGCTAAGACGTTCCATGATCTCCCGCTCAGCATGCGGCTTTGGCTCCAGGTTCCACCCCATGTAATCCTTATCGAACCAACGTTGCTGGAACCAGTACTTACTGTCACCAAGGCGTTTTCCGCCATCCGCCACCTTCGCTAGGCCCCACAAATTGATGAGACCCTTTGGGGCCGGCGTTCCCGTAAGCAATACAACTCGTTTCGCATACCTTCTTGCCTTCACGGCAACACCGAAGCGGCTAAGCTGCTTCTTCGCCGTGCGCATTACGGCGTTCTTAAACATGCTAGCCTCATCAATCACCAGCATGTCGTAAGGCCAGCTCTTCCCTTGACCAAAAAACTCCCACAGCCAAGGGAGAGCCTCCTTATTGATGATGTGAACCTCCGTATCCTCGGTCGCGAGGCGCTCGCGTTTCCACCGCTTGACATTGGTGGCGACGCGACCAGCAAAGCGTCTCGCCTCCCTCTGATCGAGCCCTATCACATCGCGCGCAAAGCGATAGGCAGCCTTTCTCGCCGCCTGGACCTCCTGATCGTCATCCTCTACGCGCACAAGGGTCCATGTCAGGAGACGGGTGTGCTCCCATTCTTCGATCTCATCTGGCCAAGTGGCAGTGGCAACGAGGCGAGGGGCAACCACAAGGACTTTGCTAACTCTACCCTCATCAAGGAGATCTAAGATCGCAGTGAGCGTCGTCCCGGTCTTCCCGGATCCCATCGGCAACGCAAGGATGATGCCTGGGATCCGCTTGATCTTATTCAAAAGACGAACCTGGTATGGGCGGAGATCCTCCCTTCGCCTCAAAGGACGTTCTTGGTTCACACCTGCATCTCGATAGTTCTGCAACACCGAAGTCATATAATGTCGTCGTGATTACCAGATCGCGGTCGCAAGAAAGCATCCGCAAAGATCGCCTTGCCGACCTCGATGTCGTCCACAACGTGGACCTCACAACCCTCTCGACGGAGACGGGCGATCTCTTGCTCCTGGTTTTTGGTAGGCTTGCGCCCAGGAGCCTTGAACTCAACAAAAACGATACGACCACCCTTAAT